GTCTTGCTCGGGAGACAGGACGTATAGGTCATCTATTCTCTCCGGGAGCGCAACGTGGGCCTTGGCCTTGGTTTCCCTACGCTTTGGACAACGGAGCCTTTGCCGCTTGGGATATGGCTACCAATGTCTGGGATGAATCAAAATGGGATATCAGCGCGTGGAAACGCATGATATTTTGGGCTGAAACTCAAAAGCAAAAGCCGCTTTGGGCAATTGTTCCAGATTGGATTGGAAACGGTGACCGCACTATTGAGCGATGGCACCAATTCAAGAGCCAGATACCATTTCCAAAGGCGTTAGCGGTCCAGAATGGGATGACTCCAGAGGCAGCTCGAGCATTGAGCCCGGATGTTATTGCGGTTGGAGGAACGACAGAATGGAAGTGGGAGACAGTCGAAATGTGGGCAAAAGAGTTTCCACGAGTGCATGTGTTGCGAGTCAACAGTCCTTCAAAGTTGGATTATCTTGAATCTTTGGGGATTGAAAGCTGTGACGGTACAGGATGGAATCGCGGAAGCCGGGATCAAACACTAGGATTAGAACTTTGGGCAAGGAAGAATCCACAACCTAGAACAGATTTACTCACGCCATTTACTTGCAGAGAACCGAAAGACAAACAGCAGATAACTTTCGCATGAGTCCGCATGAAATGCATTTACGTTGGGAGAAAAATCACATGACAGAAAAATGCGAGCACTGTGGCCGGCGGCTTGAGATGGGGACATTTGGGATTGCCTGCACTGCCTGCGCTCTTGTTGACGATGTGTCCCAACTGAAGCGACGGGTCAAAAGACTAGAGACCCTCCTGCGCGATGCGCTCGAGTACGTCCGGAGTGAGCCTATGTATCGGGATGCCGCTGAAGGGCCAAACAAGTTTTTGGACAAGCAGGCTTCCGAATTGCACACGAAAATTGAACACGAATTGAACACGAAATGAACCCAGCCAAAGACGAAAATCATCAGGCTTTTCTGAAAAGAATTGCAGACGAATTGGGCGAACACTTTGATTGCGTACAAATTTTTGCGCAAATCGACACTCCGGAAAGCACGTTGCCAATGGCGGCTGGAATTGGAAACATATTTGCCCGAATAAAACAGGCTGAGATCTTCGTCGATCGGTTTAATGAGATGCAGTTTATTGTTGATTTTAAGATGGGAGAAGAGGATGAAGATGAGTGATGGACTTAAAATCCGAGGGCATCGACATTGGGCTGGCTCTTGCCGGGCTCGCGGGCAGCGTCCTGATGAGCAGCAAGACGGCTGCAACGTCGTTGCCTAAGACGATTGCATCTTTGCTGGGAGGCGCCGCCTCGGCGAATTATGTCACGCCTCTAGTCCTGAAGATTGCGCGTCTCGACAGTGAGCCACAGTATGGGTTTGCTGCTGCGTTTTTGTTGGGATTCTGTGGTTTACGAGGTGTAGAAATGCTTGTTGGCAAGGTATTTAATGCAAATGAACCCGCTCACAATACTAAACGTAACCGCTAATGTAGTGCTGTCGGTTTCCGCATTGCACCTGATCCTGAAGGTTTTCGGGCACCCAAACAGTCCGGTGTACGCTCGTCCCTACGTTGCCTTGCTTTGTAAAGCGGCTGCGACTTTGACTTTTATTGGTGCTGTCGCAAACGTCTGGACGTTGTCTACCCCGGGATGGACAGAGATCGTGCTAAACGTCGGCGTGAGTTGCAATTGGGCGTGGATTTCGGTGTTTATTGATGCGGCACATAAGGCCGAAAAGAAAGTTGCGGCAAAGCCAAGGCCGGCGCCAATGACGAGTAAGATGTATAAACGAAAACATAGAGCATCAGATGAATAGACAAAGAAAGTGGGAACTATTGTCAGACGTTAAGCCGTCAAAGCCCGGATACTATTGGGTTGGCATTCTGGAGTACCCGGACGCATACGGAAGACGCAAGGGCGTTTACTACAAGCTGTTGTGGATTAAAGCCTCGGAGTTGCCGTACGGGATGCAGTCCCAGTGCGGGTTTGATGCGCAACATATTGTGTGGTACGGGCCAGTGGAGCAGCCTGAGATGGCAAAGGGAAGGTGGCGCCAACTGATTCTGGATCAGGAGCGGCACTTTGTGGAGGCGCACGAGAAGCACTGCGAGGCTTGTGGCTGGACCTCCGGGGTCAATAGCCGATCGATTGGTTATGTGAGCGAACGAGAGGACTGCCCGGTGTGCCGGCGCGTGAACGGCTCCAACACTGTGGTGATCAAAGGAAAAACCCTAGACACTGCACTCGCAGGCTAGGGCCATTTTCCAGTCTTACCCCCTGCCAGAGGGTTTAGGTTGAGCTGGAAAACATAAATTTATGCGTTCGTTTTTCAATGAAAAACTACAGGCCGCCAAAAAAAGAAACGGAGTCAAAGCCCAAAAAGCTTTCAAGTTGCGGGCATGTTGACGTGATTGAGCAAGACGGCACAAAACATTACGAAAAGTGTCATGTCTTGACGAGTCGCCAAATTAAGCTTACATGCGGCAAGTCCATATCTATTTGTCCATCACATGAACGACTCTACACATCCGGAAATTGAATTCAAATCACTCAGTGAATTGAGGGCATACCAGTTCAATGCTCGAGTTCACGATGACGCGCAAATTGATGCGCTCAAGCGCAGCATTCAAGAGTTTGGGTTTACCAACCCAGTGCTGGTGAATGCCACTGGCCGGATCATCGCCGGACACGGGCGGGTGAAGGCGGCGTATGAGTTGGGGATGACAACCGTACCTTGTCTTGTGCTGAATCATCTGACAGAGGCGCAGGTCCGGGCATACACCATTGCGGACAATCAACTCCCACAGATGGCGACGTGGAACTTTGACATGTTGGCTGTTGAGATAGATGAATTGCAGGAGCAGGGATTTGATGTATCGACACTAGGATTCAACACTGAAGAATTAACGGAATTGCTAGGATCTCCTGACGAAATGCCTGAAAATGACGAGGAAGAAGAGCAAAAGGACGAAAAAGACACGACTATTTGCCCAAAATGCCATCACGAATTTGTTGTGTGATTAAAGGGTGTTTGAGATAACATACGAAGAGATGGCAAAACCAATCATAGGGATGGTCCCTCCCGGGGGATGGCATTATTACCAGTCCGACGTGAAGTTGACTGGGTATTCCTATGAAAACCTCTTGAAGGTGGTTGAGACTTACCGGGCAGAGAATCACCTTGATGGCGGGGACATCGAAGGGGACGTTAACAGCTACATCTGCGCGAACTGGCCCAATTTTTGTCACGGGGTGGATATGGTGGTCGTCACGTCGGTGAACCGGCCTACGGCAACCTCGGAGTTGATGAACGACGTCCAAACGTGGGCAAAGAACATCCTAAACTCCACGGATCCGCACCCGCTCGTGACCGACGACCTTGCCGAGGCCCGGGCGCAAACCTGCCGGGGCTGCCCGAATAACGTGAACTGGAGGGGTGGCTGTTCTTCCTGTATTACTGCGACTGAGCGCATCACTGCCAGCGTACGTCAGGCCCGGGACACAAAGTCGTCAGCGGTGCTGGGAGGCTGCGCTTTGATGCGGCACGACAACCGGGCAGCGATTTTTATGGATCGGTCGGTGCTCCAGCGAGCGACCAATCTGCCTGAGAACTGCTGGGTGAACATTTAGTTATGGCAGATTACACGAAGCCTCTGGACCCGAAAATCACCGACCGGTTTGCCGATAAGGCGCCTCGGGTGGGAGACAACCACGACAAGCCCCGGCTGCTGGGACTGGATGTAATCGATCCAACTACTGGGAAGGACCAGACGGTCGATCCGGATACGTTGCAGGTGCGGAGGACGTTTAAGGATGCCCAGCAGGCGCACAGTGCGTACCGGCGGCTCAAGCAGCAGAACGTCGAACGGAACCGCAAGAATCAACTTATTCAGAAAAAGCTGAACAATGAGCCGCCTTATCAGCCCAAAAAACTTGAGTCGATGGGCCAAAACTGGCGCAGCAATCGGCCTACTGGGTTTCTCAGTACTATGGTTTCGCGCATTCAGCCGCCTTTCAAAGAGGTAATTGAGCAGGCTGCGACGCTGACCTTTTCACGATACCCAATTGATTCAATTGACGCTGACTACAAGACGAAGACGTTTCGGGAAGCGATTACAAAGTGCATCCGGGGCTGGGCCGGATTTGATGACCTAGTCGCCCAGACGGTGCATGAAAACACGACGTTTGGATTCTGTGGCTGGTGCTGGGACGATACGAGAGATTGGAAGCCAGACTTCCTGCGTC